AAAAAGGCCCTTTTCTGACTTGACTTCTCCCTAAGGGTTTGTTAAGATGAGGGTATGACAACTACACGCACTATCCAAATCCCGAAAGACATCGAAGTCGAAGGACTTCTTGACGCAGTATTGTGCAACATTGACGGTAGTACTTGCGATTGGTGGAAGCGCATTTACTACAACTGGGAATCCGAGAACCGGGCTTCCCAGCCAATCGAAGTCGAGTACCTTGACCCAGAAACCGACGATTGGGCGACGAAGACCCTCGTGGCGCAGGACATCGTTGATGCCTTTATCTCTTGCTACGGCAAGCGTGTCTGGGGACAGACCGTCTTGTACGACGAGGGGTACATTGGCGACTGCCTCGTGAGCGACTACATCCTCCAACTGGCAGTCTTTGGCAAGGAGACGTACGCCTAGGAAAAGAAGTTGCATTAGGGCCTTGACATCCTCACGGCCCTAATGTATACTTACTTATGTAAGGCAGTTCCTTGACAAACGGCCTACTCGTTGAGTAGCCCATACAGCCCACCGCCCTAGCCAAGCAGAACGTATGCGTAAGTCTTGGCGACATACGCCCTGAGGACAAGTCCATAGGGGATAAAAAGTGGGTTGTATGCGCCTACTGAGCGAGTAGTCCGTACTAGGCAGTCCCTATAGCCCCCCCCATACAGGGTGGGGCTTTTGCCTATGGGGACAGAAGTGCCACCGGGGAGCGACCAGTGACACAACTGTGTGGGCCGAGAGATACCCACAGCATCGTCAACTCGGTAGGGAGCGACTACCTATGCACGACAAGGCCCATCCTACACATCCCTTTGCAAGGGAACTCCTACAAATGGCTCCCTGTAGGCACAATTCCCCCCAGAATGGCTCCTAGGGCAAAATAGAGGCCAATGGCAGCCCCCTAGAACATCTCCATCAGGGCATCTCTACGCATAATGATGGGCAACATCAACAATCGTAGATATCGGCAGGCAGACAACGACTTCTATTTGTTCATTCGTTCACAAGCGATGAACCCAAAATGAATCCAAAAGGGAATCTCGCTGAGGCGCAAAGGAAAAAAAAGGAACTGCCCCCCGGCGACCACCCCCCAGAATTTCAAGCGACTTTGGTCAATTTGCAGCAAACGGTACCCCCACCAACCTCACGGAAAATCCCTCATCAACTAAACCCCCGTAGAGCCAACCCAGACACGACCCAGTGAAATCGCTATAGTGACCCACTATGAACTGGTTCGCTTTCTCTGCCCAAAACAACTTCGCCCAACACTTGGCACCCCTGATGGGCCACGACAACCTGAAGGCACTCCAAATCGGCGTGTTTACCGGAGACGCTTCTGACTGGCTGCTCTACTTCGTTCTCTCTGGGGAAGGCTCAACCCTTGATGACGTGGACACTTGGTCAGGCAGTGCTGAACACGATGACATTGACTTCTCTCTCGTTGAGGCAGTTTACGACGAACGATTCTCCGAATTGGAAGAAGGCCGACTTCGCAAGCACAAGATGACTTCGGATGAATTCTTTGCCGAGTGCAGTGAAATATACGACTTCATCTACATTGACGGCGACCACACTGCTGCCCAAGTTGCCGTAGATGCCAAGAACGCCCACGAGCATTTGAAGGTGGGTGGCTTCCTTGCGTTCGATGACTACGAATGGAACCCCGGCGACTTTGATGAGATGCAAACACCACGGCCTGCGATTGACGCGTTCTTAGAATCCCCGTATATGGAGCATTACGAACTGCTGGGGAAGAACTTGCAGGTGTGGCTGCGCCGGGTTTCATAACGCCACAACGAAAAACCTTTGGAAAAGGTACACGGGGCAACTATACCAGTATCTAGTAGTAGTGAAAAAACAAAAAAGTTGATTGTGTTGGGGTAGAGTGGGGTTATGGGTCACTGGAATCTCTCCGAATGGGGCAACTACGCCGTGTGTTTTGGAGCCGGAGTTGTCTTCGTGTTGCTCGTGTCGTTCTTTCGTAAGCCGTGAACCCCATCATCCAAAAGTTGCTAGATGCAACCCCTGAGCAGCGCAAGCAGATTCTTCTCGGCTTGGACAAGACCGACTTGGCAGTGGTGTTCAAGGAACTGGAACTCCTAGAGAACGCCCCTCAGCGTCGCTGGTACTGCCCACGAACCGAGTGCAACGGCAACCCCCACGCAGGATTTCACTGGTGCGAACATCCCATTGACGGGAAGCACACACCCTTTTGTAAACACGCCCGTACTCCACAGCGTCCTCCAAAGGACAAAGAGGGCGACCCGTGGTTGACGTGGTTTTTCAGTGGGGGCCGTGGAACGGGCAAGACCCGTGCCGGTGCCGAGTGGGTTTTGGACTTGGTATGGAACCACGGCTACAAGCGCATTGCTCTCGTAGGCCGAACTCCTGCCGACGTACGAGACGTGATGATTGGCGGGGACAGTGGAATCCTCAACTGCTCGGAGCCTCACCCTCGCCCACTGCACGAGCCTTCCAAACGGCGGCTCGTCTGGCCCAATGGCGCAGAGGCGTTCACCTACTCTGCCCACACCCCTAGCCAACTCCGTGGCCCACAGCACGACGCTGCGTGGTGCGTGGCAGAGGGCGAATGTGTTGTCACTCGCCGTGGTGAAATTCCAATTGAAGAAGTTGTTGTTGGGGATGTTGTCGCCACTCGTGATGGCTGGAAGCAAGTCCTCGCAGCCACAATGACGAACCCCGACGCAGAGGTGCTGGAAATCCACACCGAGGCAGGGAACGTCTTGCGTTGCACCCCAAATCACCGCATCTGGGCAAATGGCGATTGGGCGGAGGCGCAAGTTCTGCGTAGTGGCGATGAGGTGGAAACCCAAGGCGGCGGGCAATATGTCTCCGCCGTATTGCGGAACGGGCAGAGAGGCGCAGTCTACGACTTGACGGTTGAGGATTCTCACGAGTTTTTTGCTAGTGGAATCCTCGTTCATAACTGCGATGAGTTAGCCGCGTGGCGAGATGCGCCCAAGGGCGATGTGTTGGATACTTCGTGGAACAACCTGATGCTGGGTCTGCGCCTTGGTGAAAATCCAAAGGTCCTCGTGACCACAACCCCGAAGCGTGTGCGTCTCGTGCGGGAGTTAATGGAACGTCGAACCACGGTGGTCACCAACGGCTCCACCTACGACAACCTTGAAAACCTTGCTCCGTCATTCCGTGAATCAGTCCTCACGGCCTATGAGGGTACCCGGATTGGAGAACAGGAACTGAAAGGTGTCCTGCTCCTAGACGTAGAGGGTGCGATGTGGACACAGGAGATGATTGAACAGGGCCGTGCGATTTGGAAAATCTTGGAGACAGTGTGATTGAAGTCAATCCGAGCGACTTCACCAAAATCGTCGTGGGGGTTGACCCTGCCGTGACATCCGGGGAGAACGCCGACGAGACAGGCATCGTCGTAGTGGCTGCTGGCCCGCATCAGCCTGACACTTGCGTCGTGCGTCACTGCGAAGTCCACGGCTACGTTTTGGAAGATGCCAGCCTTCCAGCCGCGAATAAGAACTCCGTCGAACGCTGGGCGCAGCGAGTGGTGCGAGCCTACGACGAATGGAACGCCAACATCGTGGTCATCGAATCGAACCAAGGTCACGAACTCCTTGAATCCGTGATGCGTACCATCCGGCCAATGATGCCGATTAACCGACCCAATGCTCGCTACTCCAAGAAAGCACGAGCCGAACCCATTGTCGCTCTCTACGAGCAGGGCCGGATTCACCACGTTGGCCCACCGGAGCAATTTGCCGACCTAGAGGAACAGATGACAACGTGGGTGCCACCGGCACCGGGTACTCGTGGCTCCACTTCACCTGACCGCGTGGATGCGCTCGTGTGGGCGTTGACGGAACTGAACCTTCAGGGCCGTCGCATCGTTCCAAATATGGCCGGGGGGATTGCGCCAATCGGGTTTTTCCAAAACAACGACTGGCGACTGTAGCCAGAAATGGCGAAAGGCACGGTAAGGGCCTACCTTCCCCTACCGTGCCAATCACCTCGTGGCTTCTAGGCCACAACCGTTGGCTCCGTTGCCGGTGCGTTCACGGTTGCCTTACGAACCAAGCCCGCGTAGCGGTAGGCCGTAGGTGCCGAGATGCTGAACTGCCGTGCCAACTGTGCGACAGGCGTTCCATCCAGCACTTGCTGGTTGAAGTTCGCCAAGCGCATACCGCGCAGAGCCGGAACCGGCCCAGCACGACGCGTTGTGGCCTTCGGCTGCGTTGCCTTCGGCTCGCTCACGGTGCCGGTTGCCGTCAGTGTGCTCAACACGCCTGCAACAGTCTTCGTCGCTCCGGCCTTGTCGTTCGACAGCACCTTGACGATGGCATCGCTCAACTGCGAAACAATCTTGTCCTTGTTCATTGCTTTCCTCCTTTCGCAGAATCGGGGAAGTCGTATCCGTGCCAAGCCTGAGCGAACTGGAGCGATTCTTGGAGTACGTCCACTGGGGCTACTCCACTCACGCTCAGTTGCAGCAGGCCGAACTCGGCCAACTTCATTAGGAACATCTCGTCGGGCAGGTCATCGTCAATCAGCACTTGGTACTGCACGAAGACCCGGTAAGCGATTCCTCGCTTGGGGTACTTGTGGTCTTGCGGGTTGAACGAACGTTCACCAATCGTGGCGAGAATGTCGAACGCCGATGGAGCCTGAATGACTTCGTTGTTCCAACGGATTGTCCACACTGGTTTTTCCGGGTAGGTCATCACGATGCGATTGCCTTCACGCTAGAACCGATGCTCTCCAGTTCCAAGATTTCGCCCTTGCGGATTCGCATATAGGTCATAGGGTCAACTTCCTCAACCCACTTCAGCCCGACACGAGCCTTCTCGCAAGCGGTCACGAGCAACGGCATCGTGGATGCGAAGAACAGCGACCCGGCCTCGGTCTGGCCGATGACGAGTGGCGAGCCTTCCAAGCGAGCGAGGTGCAGGTCACGCTTGTCTCGTGCGTCGAACCACGCCAACGCTGCACGACCCTTGATAGATTCCAAGACCTCGGTAGGCCGGAACTTGGTCTGGTCAATGAGGGCGAACGCTGCTTCGCTGTCCACCTGACCCCTGCGCTCGGCACCCCTGAGGTGGTCGAAGATTGCCTTGTCGTTGTTCAGCACCCCGTTGTGTACGCCGACGATTCGGCCACTGACGATGGGGTGGTTATTCAAGTTGTTTTGAGGGCTGCCCTGCGTGGCGTAGCGAGTGTGCAGGATGGCACGGTTTGTCTTCGGGGGCATCATCTCCAAGTAGGGGCCAAACGCTGTAGCAGGCACTGGAGCCTTGCTCACGGCAACCGTGGCCTTCTTGGTTTCCTTGTTGGACTGCACCCACGCTGCACCGGTGGCATCCGAGCCACGCTGGATGATTTGATTGAGCAGTTGCTGGCTCACGGTCTTGGCGTTCACCTGCTCGTCGGGACTGAGGCAGAAGCCTGCGATTCCGCACATACGATTCTCGTTTCTGTTGGTAGGTTGTGTGTTGCTAGAGGACAGTATAGCAGGTTCTCAGTCCCATCGTGCAACTGAGACTGAGAACCTGCAACTGGCTTACCGGTTCGCTGCGAGCCGGGTCGCTCGCCGGGTGAGGAAGCCCTTGGTGTCATTTGCCAAGGGGAGTGCCGTGAGCAACTCGTCAAGCGAGTTGTACTCGGTGGTGTCACCTGCTGCACCGGCTTCGACAACCGAGAACAGGAACTTGACCCACGAGGTCAACTTCTCGCCGTTGAGGGTGCCTTGGTGCTGACGGAACTCCACCGTGCCGTACTTGGCGTAGGCCGCGAGGTTCACCGTGACGAACCGGTCAAGTCGGCTGACGAGACGGTCAATCTCGGACTTGGTGGTAGCCATACGGATGTTGTCGTGGTACGAACGCTCGTAGTTCGGCACCGTGGTACGGCAGTAGCGGTTGGAGTGGCGTGAGCGAGACACAAGGTTGTTCACGTTCGACTGGTTCTTGGTGTAGAGGTCGAAGACGTTCATAATCTGCGCCCCGGACAAGCCATCCATCCCGACGTGAACGTGAACACCACACGTTGTGTTCTGCCGCGCACCGGCATCACGGAGTGCCGTGACTGCCTTGGCTGCCTGCTCCAAGCCAGCCTCGCCCCGGAGAATCGGGCTGACCAACTCCAAGCCTGCGCCTCGGCCAGTGCCGGTTGAGGTCACCGATGCGTCGGTCACAATCTTCCAGTCGCGGGAGACACGGTGCGTGTACCCCTCGTAGGAAGCCGTGATGCCAACAGCAGCGAGCGCAGTCACAGCGTCGCTGGGGGTGATGCCGAAGAACTCAATCTCCAAGCCAAACGTGCGAGACGTGACGTTAGGATTGCGGTTCGTGGCAACAGCAGGGGTGGCAACGGTGCCGATGGCCTGTACGACCTGTCCCTGTCGGGCGCGGGCTGCACGGCAGGCTTCCGATGCGCCCTGTGCTGCACGGTAGCCAAGTCGCTGTGCGATGGTGGCGTAGGAGTAGCCAGCCTCACGGAGGGCAAGCGCCCTGTCTTGACGATTGTGTGTCGCCGTGGTGTTGCGAGCAACGATGTTGCTCCGACGGTACTGCGTGGGTCGGTTGGTCGGCATTTCTGCTCTCCTTGGTAGGTGGGATATCGGGTACTGCGAACCTAAGTCTGCCTAAGGTTTTTTGTCTTGTCAAGGGGGTAAGCCAAATTTTTTTGAGAAATCTTTTCCGGGGTGTTACTTGACTTTGTGACAACCCTTAGGCATACTTACCCTGCAAGCCATTCACCCACGAGTGTGAGTGTGTGACTTGTGGACTAGACACCGGTAGAGTATCATACCGGTGTGACACCGACCAACCAAGGAGAACCAATGACCACGAAGCGTCAACTGAAGAAAGAAGTGGCTCGCCTCACGGCTGCACTTGCAGCGTCTGAGCGTCAGCACACTTGGTGCGACTACCGAATCGTGCGCCTCACCAAGGTCATCAACCGCCTGTCCCCCGGATGGAGCGAGCGTGACGAGGCCAGCGACATCACCTCATCCAACTACAACCACAAGGTGGCCCGATGACCGAGAACCAAGTCCCCGAACTGAACATCCTCCGCGAAGCGTCTGAGCGTCTGAGCGACATCGCATTGCCACCGGGTCGGACTTGGGTGTCCGACACCGCGGCGATGTACCTCTCAATGCACCTCGCCAAGATTGCCGACCTGCTCCCCACGCTCCTTGACGTGAATCGTCACAGCGAGGAAGAATGGGCTGAGTGGTACGCGGCTCGTGAGGCAGTGCAGGCTCTCGTTGAGGGTGACAGCACCCCACTCCGGGTGGCGCAATGACCGCGGCCAAGCACGCTCGTCGGCCAAAGCACGCTCGTCGGCTCCGGCTTCGATGGAAGCCGTGGGCCAAGTGGCTTCACCTCTGCTCGTTCCTCTGGGCGACCCTGTTCGTATCCGTGGCCACTGTCCGGCTCCACACCACCACGTTCGCTGGCCAGTTGTTCCTGTCGGCATTTTGGATTGTCGTGGTCTACGCCGTGGTCGCTCTCGTCTTCGGCATCCTCATCAGCACGATGGAGAAGTACGACGAGGAATCAAAGTAGGTTGGGCGTATGCGATATTGCGTCAGAGCGAAACACGGCAAGCGGTCACGAACGTTCTACGTTGACGCTGCGTCAATAGGTCAAGCCAAGGCCGACGCTAGCCATCTGATTGTTCACCACTACCGCAACACCAAGGGCTACACCGGCGAGGTCTGGCAGCGCGGCACGGTGACCATCGTGGACTACTACGGCACGAAGCACGAGGTCGAAACACCCCCGCACTTGTTCGTGGTCTAGCGAACCTTCTTCGGGGTCACCCGGCCATTAGAGACTTGCTTGGCAGCAGGGGGCAATGCCTTCTGCTGCTTCGCCGCGTTCTGAGCATCTTGCTGCTGCTGGAGCAACTGCTGTTGCTGGGCCTTCCAAACTTCAAAGTTCTGACGGTTCTGCTGGATGGCTTGGTGATACATCGTGAGGTTCTTGCACAAGCGCATCCACTCGCTCGGTGGGGCTTCACGCAGGCAACGCTCGGTGGCTTCGACGGCTTCTTCCAGCAGTCCCATATTCCCGTAGCAAATGGACAGCCTGTCCCAAGGCAGCCAAGTGTAGGCAGTCTCAATGACGAAGCCTTCCATTGGTCGCTTCATCCCAATCACCGCACGATAGAACGGCACTGCGCCATCCCAACGCTGGGCCTCGTAGGAAATGTCCCCTAGGGCAACGTAGGCTTCAGCACGGATAGGCGTGAACTGCATTGCCTTGAAGTAGCAGTCAACGGCCTTTTCCAAACCACCCTTGGTGCGCTCAGGGTCACCCTGTCGGTAGCAGTTGGCTTGCGAAACCAAAGCGTCGTAGTACTCCCAAGTGAAATGGTTCAGGCTCAGGAAGTGGTCGTAGGCTTCGATGGCCTCATCCCAACGCTTATGGTCACGAAGTTCGTTGGCGTAGTAGTAGGCAGTGCGTGGTGAATCATCGCCCTTATCCAAAAGTCCACGCAGAATCTTGATGTTGCGCTCCGTCGGAGTGTTGTTCATCGCCAACGGGTCATCCACCCACGCATCGGCCCAAATCAAAGCGTTCTCGTTGGAACGGTCTAGGTATTCGTGAACAGCACCAATCCACTTGGTCTTGACCGAGGCTCGCCAGAAACGGGGCGTGTTGAACTTGAACACCACAACGCCTTCGTCAGTGATGCCCCGGTTGATGTTGCACCAAACGAAGTCCACTTCCTTATTGGTCTTCAGTTGCATCTTCAGGTTCTTGAACCCTTCGATGGCCTGTGGTGGAATCACGTCGCCGCAGTCCAGCCAAATCAACCAATCGCCCGTGGCGTGACGGATGGCCTCGTTGCGGGCTGCACTGAAATCGTCAATCCAGTCAAAGTGGAAGACCTTGGCTCCGTAGGACTTGGCAATTTCGACGGTCTTGTCGGTAGAACCAGTGTCCACGACAATCATTTCGTCACAAATTTCCTTGGCACACACCAGCGTCTGGGCGATGTGTTCCTCGCCGTTCTTGACAATCATCGTGAGCGACAACATAGTGAAATCCCTTTCCTACGGGTTATGACTTGACGCAGCGTACTGCGTTTTGGAACCCTGCGCTCGGATGCTGGAACGGGACTTGACTTCCGAAACCACCTAAGGTACACTGAAGGTATGACAAACAAGACAAAAGTGCTGCTTGCCGGGGATTTGCACGGCAATCCGCACGCTCTCCAACAAGTTTTCTCCAAGGCCCACTATGGGGATTGCTCTGCCATTATCCAAGTGGGCGACTACGGCTACGGCTGGTCAATTGGCCCGGATGGGCTGTGTGACTTCTCGGCGTTAACTGCCGAGATGGTTCAGCAGACCGGTGTGCCGTTCTACTGGCTAGACGGAAACCACGAGAACTTCGATATGTTGTTCGACCTTGACCAAGACGAGAACGGTCACGTCCCCATTGCCGATGGGGTCACCTACCTGTCTCGTGGCTCTAACCTCGTGATTGGCGACACCACTTTCCGTGCCTTCGGTGGGGCGTATTCGGTGGACATCAAGTATCGCAAGCCACACGTCTCGTGGTGGCCTCAGGAGATGGTCACTGACGAAGATGTTGCTCGGTCAATCAGCAACGGCCCTGCCGATATCTTCCTCAGCCACGATGCGCCGACTGGCGTTCAGGAGACTGCTGGCCTTCGACGCAAGTTGAGCCAGTGGGGGCCTCAGGCTGCCGAGAAGTCCATTGAGAACCAGAACCGGGTTCGGGCTGCTTTGGATGCCTGTGGAGCGCACACGGCGTACCACGGCCACCTTCACCAGTTCTACACTTGCACGTTGGATTCAGGAACCGTGGTCAACGGCCTGAACCGGGACAACGACACCGGCAACTTCGTCACCATCGAGGTTTAATCCCCCCACCCACGTCGCTGACTAGGGGTGTAGTCTTACCCCTATGACGAGATACGAAGTAGTGGTAGAAACCGAGCCACCGACTACGGCCTATTGCAGTTCAGGCCAAGAAGTCCGTGGATACGTTGAGCGCAAGTTCCCCTTCTACTTTTGGATGCAGTCCAACGGAACCTTCACCAAAGAGGTTCCGTTGGTTGTGTCCGACGAGTTGGAATTGCGTGGCTTCGATGAAAACGACGAGCATTACGTCTCGGTGAGGGTGAGGAAGTTGTCGTGAAAGTGCTGGAATTTTTTGTCTTGGCAATTTTCCTTTTGGTTTTCATTGCCTTTGGCTTGACGGTCATCTTCGGCCCACTGGTCGTATTCATCGTCTTCGGCTGGAAGCCTGCCATCGGCGCGCTCTGCTACTCGCTGGCACTTGGTGGAACGTTGCAAATTTTCTTTGGGATTGCAAACTCAAAGAACGCATCTACGTCAAAGTGACCCACGATGCGGTGGTGAAAATTATGGCTGGCCTCGTGAGGACTGCCCAACAATCGCCAGACCCATCAACCCAAAACGCAGCAGTGCTGGTAAGGGGCTTGTCCCTCATCCCACAGACATTGGCCGTCAACGAGTTCCCGGCTGGGGTGGAATACTTCGACAAACGCTGGGTACGACCTACCAAGTACGCCTTTGTCGAACACGCCGAGCGCAACTCCATCTACGCGGCTGCTAGAAACGGCCTGAAGACCGAGGGCCTGACGATGGTGGCTGTCTGGGCAGCCTGCGCCGACTGCGCTAGGGCGATTGCTCAGGCAGGCATCAGCAGACTTGTGCGCTACACGAGCCAATCTGACCATCTGCACTGGGAAGAAAGCACCTTGCTGGCCGACCTCATCTTGTCCGAGGCAGGCGTTGACGTAATCACCTTGACCGAGCCGATTGACGGCTGCGAACCAATTCTTCGCAACGGGGAGCCGTGGTTTCCAAATGGCGAATGAAGAAGAAGACGCAGTTCGCAGTGAAATCCTTAAAGAGTTCTCGGTTATGGACATCTGGCTTGGCGTAGACCAGTTCGCCAAGGTTCGCCTCAATATGACGGGGCTGGAATTCGTTCGTCTCGTTCGCAGTGGCGAAAGTGTCGCCCACCTGCACGAACACGCACAAGAAGTAGCCGATTTGGTAGCGTTGTTGCCGCCCGACGAGGAAGAATGACAATGCTCTGCATTTTGGAAATCACCAAAGAACGAGACACGGCAATCTCGCTGCTCAACGCCGAAGGCATCATCACACACTCCGTTCCTCTGGCAACGATGCACCCGGTCACCGACCAAGAAAAAGCAACCAAGAGTGCTGAAACTGTTGGCTGGCAACCCTACGGGCTATGGACTATTGACGGGGACTACCAATGGGTGCAAGTCGTTCCAAAGCCGTTGACTATTGCGTTTGCTAGCAGTGAAATCTCAGACCAGATGGCCGTGGACTTGGCGAAGAACGTCGGATATGCCGTCAACGAAGTCGTGAAGCAGACCTACATCCCTGAAGATGGCAAGACCTACATTGCGTTTTCAGTGGACGTTCCAAACGGATGGGACTGGGGCCACAATCTCCTTGGGTACGAAGATGAACCCATTTGAGAACCCCACCCCTTGGATTGCCACCTACGAAGAAGCCCCCACGCCGGGCTGGAGCATTGAAGATTACAACGGAAGCGTGATGTTCTTCATCGAATCGCAATATGTCAAGGTGGAAACCGTAAATATGCTCCTAAGGGCCGTCAACGGCACCTCAAAAGGTGTAAGTTAGCCCCCGTGAAGAACGTCATTCGCAGATTTTTTGAAATCGTGATGCCACAGCAAGAAGATTTCACTGCACCCGAAGATGCAAACCCCGCAACCGGAGACGTGTTCGGTCTTTCTGATGACGAGCAGTTGAGCATCGCCGTTGATATGGCGTTGGCTGCTGCGGTGGAACTCATCCTCATCCAGCGAGCAGCGTGGAACGAACTGGTTGACAGTTTGGATGACGCAGGAATTGTTGTCCGTTTGGACAACAAGGCTAGTGAAATCATCACGGCCACGACGGAACGACTTCGGGCAGCAATGCGTGTGGCCGGGGAAGTAATTGGAATAGACGCAAAGACCCTGAAGGAGTTGTTTAATGACTGAAGATTCACCACAACCGATTGACGAAGAAACCGTTGAGCAAATCGCCGTGGATGAGGGCATCGAAGCCATCAAGAAGATTCACTACATCGAACGGCAGATGTTGAACCGAGCCATCCACTCCTTGTCAATGATTACCGAGAAGCCGGTTGAGGAAGTGTTGGCCATCCTGTCTGAGGGCATTGACACCGACTACGACAAGGCGTTTCAGCAGGCGCAGGCCTCAGCGAAGGTTATCCAGCAACTGCAAATCCCTCCGCAGCCGAAACCCACTTGGCAGGTCTAGGTGGAAAGCACTGAAGGGGTCACACCGGTACAAGCCGAGTGCAACCCCTTTGCTGTGTTCTCCGAATGTCCACTCTGTGGTGGAAAACTCACGCCAGAACACGCCCACTTCAAGTGCCGTGGGTGTGGCTGGCGAGATAGTTGCTGCGACTAACCGACAGGATACATTGTGACGGCCACTGGCTCCGATTCACCACGGAGCCGTTCCCGACGCTCACGCTGGTAGTCCCGCATCGCTGTCTTGCAGGTCACGCAGCGACACCGGTGCCGGAAGTAGCACGACAAGCCGTGCTTCACCTCACGCCGGGTATGCCGGGTGCAACTCGTGTTGCCACACCCACACACGGCAGGTCGCTGCACGAGATATCGCTTACGGAACACTCGGTACGCTTCAGCACACGGCTCGCACCTGCATCGGTGGTTCGTGTACCGGCTCGCCGTACCGTGTGGGGTACGAACGACCTTGGACGTTAGGCGACAAGCAGGATTGCCACAGGCGCAGGTGGAAACCTGCTCCGGCTCTGGCAGTGGCTCAGGGCTAGTGAACACTTCGTCCAGTGTGTCTTCATCAAGGCTGTCGGCCATCGCCTCCAGCAGTTCGTCGTATGACGTAAACATCATTGCTCCTTAGTTGACTAATTCAAAGTGGTGTTGTACCGGCTTTGGTGGGTTGTGCTTTCGCATTTGGCTTTGGAAACGGAACGTGTCCTGACCGAACTTCTTCGGTGGCTTCATCGGGACAAGCGACTTCTCTGCAAACAGTCGGTCTTCGATTAGACCGTCTTCATCGAACAGCAAGTCATCGAACAGGTCGGGATGCTCGTCTCTGAGGTGAGCCGCTTCCCATTCCTCCAGCCCCTCGTCTACCAGTTCATCGAATCGCTCGTTGCTCAGTAGGTAGTACGGCAGTTCGCTAACGTCAATGTCGTAGAGACGAGCGAGGGCTGCGTCATCCATCGCTTCGACCTGTGCGTCGGTCATCTCAAAGAGGATGGCGATTGCTGTCACCTCGTCCTCGTTGAGCAGTTTGGCGAAGCCTCGTGGCTCTGTCATCATCACCACCACTCTTTCCGCGAATCGGCAATCCAGTCGTTGTCGGTGACCGGCTCGCCGTATTCGTGTCGCCATTCGCAGACGATGACGGGGTACTCCACCCCATCGAACTCAGCGATACTTTCGACAATGGTGTAGCCAGCGTTCTGCTCCATCTGCAACATTGCGAGGATGGAATCGTTCAACGGTACTTCGTAGATTTCTCCAACGGCCCTGTCGTTCGGGTTATCGGTCATCACGAGGTAGGGGAACGCTCTGTGCGTAGAACTGTAGAAAAGCCGTGCGCCTTTCATTGTCCCGGTGCCTACTTCCTGAATCACCTCATCGGCAATCCAATCGTGCAGGCGTTGTCCCTTACGCAATGTCCCATAAGCGAAGAACAGTGCCGTTTTGGTGTGGGTGTCAGTTGTCATACCAACACTATAGCAGGTTTTAGTTGAGTATGCTACACTGTGGGTATGACGAACCGCAGATATGACGAAACCGACCTCGTGCAAGTCTCCGTAATGCTTGGCGATATGCAGGTGGAAACCAAAACTTGCTACCGGGGAGAAGCCGACGCTCTGGGATACGACCTCGTGGAGCGATACGCAGGCATCGCAGACGTGGTGTACAAAATCAAGGAATTCGACGGCATCCCCTACGCAATGCCCAAGGTTCAGCAGCAAGCCCCACGGCCAGTCTCACGGCCAGCCCTGAGGCCACTGCCGAAGAAGACCACGACCACCCACCGTCGCCGGTGGGAGCAGCCAAAGGGCAAGACCCCTCACTACTTCACCATTGTGACTTGACTTTGCCACACCCCTAATGTAGAATTAGGGTAGCCATTGGATTCAATAGGAAGGAAACCCGTGAGCATCACCTACAACAAGGAAGCAGTCCACCAGTACCTCACGAGAATTGCTGCCGAGCAAGCAGCAACAACATCACCAGATTGGAACTCCACCCCACTCCTAGTTGGGATGGGCGTTGCTCCCGGTAGCCGGGTCGCAGACCTTATGGACTTGGACTACTCCGACCTCTCTCGTGCGCGCATCAGCATTTCGATTAAGGCCGTTGACGAAATCCGCGCCGAGGCCGTGGCTCTGCGCGACCAGTCCTCGGATAAAGAGCGCAAAGCCCTTAGCCAGTTCATCAAGGCCATTGACGAAGCAATCACCGCACGCGGGGCTTCGCACCTACACGCCGTGCGCCGTGACGTGTTCAGGGTGATTGGCCTGTCCGACATCCCCGACATCAACCGTCAGAACATTGACTACCTCATTGACCTGTACAACGCTTTGGAAGCCGGGTTGCCTGAGCCAACCGCAGGCACTGGCAACGGCAACTCCCAGCACCAGTCAGCAAAGTGGGTCGTGGGCGAAGAAGGTTCGCAGGGCTACTTCTACTACCGGATGGACTACAACATTCAAGTGGAAGACGGCAACATCAGCACCCGGTTGAGGATGGAAGGGCCTAACTACGACCACCCGAATCGGTCTGGCATCGCCGTTGCCGTCAACTCTGCGGTGCGCCGTGAGAACGATGGCCGCGTCTGGCAGTGGTTCACCTCGTCAAACAACGTCGTTGAGGATGCCAAGAAGGTCACCGAGAATGTCAAGGCTGCTTGGGATTTAGTTCGCACTGAGGTGAAGCAAGCCATTGTCAACCGATTTGCAGAAATGCTGCAAGCCGGTATCCCGGTGGAGTACACCATTGACGGTGAGGACTACGTTGCTCTCCAAGCAAGTTGAGTAGGGTGGAACCTATGATGCAAGCAGCCCTGACAATCCCACCGAGCGAGTTGCCCTACGAACTCCACGTTCTGCCCGAAGGCGTGAACTTCAGCACGGACAGTTTCATCACGATGTACGAGGTGGACTTTCCGTTCACGGCAGAAGACGCAGCACGGCTAGAGGACTATCTGCGCTCCAAGGGATGGATAGTCACCACGAAGTGGGAGAACCACATCGAATGGTGGCAGGCCGATGTAATCCCTAGGCCGAGCGATGACTAGCGAACCGGTCATTGCTCGTCGGTACATCTATTCAGCAAAGAGTGACCGGGCGAAGCATAAGGGCAAGCACCGGCTCTACTTGGTAGAAATCCCTGCTGGCTCTAACATCCTCGCCAAAATCGCACCACTACCCCTCGCAGATGAGGTAGAACTAGATGCGAGCGTTGAACTTGAAGCAGCGAAGCAGGGGATGACCCTTGCTGGGTGCGAAGACAAAAAGACGCTCAGGCACAGAAGGCACCGATTGGTGCTTGGTCAGGACTATCAGGAGATTGAATAGTGGCAAAGCCGAAATCGTCAACTCGTGCTGAATGGATTGGACAGGCAGCCTGCCGGGGAATGAACGTGAACATTTTCTACCCCGAACTCGGAGCATCCAACGTAAAGTACCCGGCTGAGGCCATCAACACTTGCGCTAACTGCCCGGTGGTGGAACCGTGCTTGGAGTGGGCATTGCATCACGAGGGACACGGCTACCAAGGTGGAACCACGCCGAACCAACGCCACAAGATGCGCTCGCAGCAGCGAATCGCCCTGTGGGAACCACAACAGAACATCATCAACGTCATCGTGACGAAGAAGATGGGCCGACTGAGCGTTTGAATTTCACCTAAAAGGTTTTACGAACTTGGCGATACGATGAACGTATGCGCCTTGACCCCAAGAACCTGCTCAACTGGCTAGCCATCACCACGCTGGCTGCCGTTTCCTGCCTTGTGCCACTGGGTACCAGTGCTGGCGCAGCAACGGCCTACGCCCACTCCAATTGCAAGACGTGGGTGCGAGTAATTGACGTTTCCAGCAACAACGTGTATCCGTTCGACTGGACAAAGATTTCCAAAAACGGAATCTCCGGGGTCTACATCAAGAACTCCGAAGGCACGGCCTACGTCAATCCAAACTGGGCTACCGACGCTGCTGATTCCAAGAAGGTCGGCATCCCCTACGGGTCGTACTACTTTGCCCGCCCCGGCAAGGCATCGGCTGTGGCCTCAGCCACGTTCTTTGTGAAATCCGGTGGCGCAACCGGAACTCTGCCCCCTGCTTTGGATTTGGAAGTTAACGAACTCTCCGTTCCGGCCACCATCAAGTGGGCCGAGCAGTGGTTTAGCACCGTGAAGCAGTTGTCGGGTCGTACTCCAATTCTCTACACGGGTGGCTTCTACGGCTGGGGAACGGCTCAGGGCCTCACTGAAATGCGCCTCTGGCTCGCTGCGTACCCGAACGGCTACGCCAACGTGCGAAACGTCTGCAACCTGCCGTTGCCTCACACGCCATCAGCGTGGAACTCGCAGGGCTGGTCTATGTGGCAGTACACGAGCGTGGCCAACATCCCCGGCATCAAGGGTCACACTGACCTTTCAGCAGCCGAGCCATTGTGGTGGGCCACTGTGACCGGCGCAGGCGTGAAGCCCCCGACCCCCGGACAGAACCGTCACCCGGCTCCCATCTACGCCTACGGCTCCCACGGCCCCAAGGTTGTCTACCTGCAACAGGTACTTCACCACTACGGCTACCTGACTGCGAAGCAGGTTGATGGTGTGTTTGGTGAAACGACGTACCTTGCCGTGCGAAAGTGGCAGTATCGCATCGGGATTCCAGTAGATGGCAAGTGGTCTTCCCTCACTGACCACGCTACGAACTGGTACCTGAAGAAGGCTCGCCCCTACCCGTGGCCTCGGAACTACCCCGTGCTGCGTGTCGGCTCGGTCAATGCACCGAAAATCGTGCAACTTCAGCAGTTGCTCACGAAGCACGGATTCCCGGTCAAGGTTGACGGCATTTTCGGCAGTTCGACTGCTGGAAAGTTGCGTGGCTTCCAAAAGAAGAACCACATCCACATCTCCGGCATCACGACCTACCAGACGTGGGTAGCCCTGTGGAAGCCGTAATCGTCACCCAGAACACTTACAACATCTGGCAAACCGTTCTCGCCATCGTGCTGATTGTCGGCTCCGTCGGCTCACTCGGCAGGTGGCTGAACGGGCGACTTCCAAAACGCTCCGAAGTCACTGACCTGAAGAAGGCGTTGGCCGAGGCCCAAGCCAAGAACAGCAGTGAAAACCGTCGAATTATTGCCGTTGTACGGGAAGTGAAGGCCGATGTCAAGCAGTTGACGGCCCGACTTGACCATCACATTGACACAAAGACAGACATTTCACTGGACAAGGGGACTGGCGATGAGTGAAGACGGGGCTGTCGGCGCGCATATCCAAAAGTTCACACACTCCTACCTCGTCGTGTACCCAGAACACTCGGCACGAGAGGATGACCCTCACTACGTTGACTTTCACCATCTCCAACGGGAATGGAAGAAAGACCCGGAGAAGTGGCGTTGCGCCTACGGGGTAGAGAAGGGGGATTTCACTGAATGTGACTTGTCCCACCCTTTGGAAATCCATCACGCCCACGTTGAGTTCGCTTTGCTCAACTCCATTGACCTCGCTCTCTTTGAGAAGCGATACCCCGGCATCTCCGACCCTGACAGGGTGGGTGCTTGGGTGGAAAGTGCAGCCAACTGCATCGTGTACTGCGTTCGCCACCATCGTGGCCACGCCGGGGTTCACAGCGCATCAGCAGCCGACTGGGAAGCCTCGTTCGTCATTAGGAACCTCATTCAATAATGTGGCTCACAGCACTGGCCACCCTTGGGTGCTTCCTTGGGGCCAACATCTTTTCAGTGTTTATGGTGCAGGCCGAGGCCCGGAACGCCGCGTTCAAGGCTGGCATCTTTGAGGCTGGCTACGCCCTGTTTTGGATTGTCGCTGCTCGCTACTCGGTCAACACGCTGAACGGCCACGGCACGACACGGCTCGTCGTAATGCTTTCAGCATTGGTGCTGGGCAACTTCGCCGGTGCCTACATCGGCACCAAGTGGGGCGAGCGTCTTGTCCGCGACCACGAGGCCGAACAGGTTGACGAAAGGTTGCTGGAAGCAGAGGCTGCGCTTCTGATGGCAGAGGCAACTCTCAAAGAGTTGAGCGAGGAAATCGAACACCACCACGAATCGGATGGTCACGATTCATAATTGCCGGGGTCGCAAGGAGAACAACCGACCAGTAGCCACCACGACCCCGGCTGGGACAGTCTATGTCCTGCGAACACCAAAGTCAAATCGCCGGAGCCACTGAGTAGGAACCATTCCTATCTTGACCAGAAGACGCTCAGCAGCCCCGGCGCACGGTCAGCATAGCCACCCCCAAATGTCCACACAAACTCCGGCGGTGCATTTTTTGTCCGCACGGTCTGGCAGACTAGAGCCACCTACAGAAAGGACTGGCAGATGACCAGCGCAACCCCCGACACCATCGAAAAGGCAATGGCCTTTGCGATTGGTCGAACCATCGTCAAGGCCGAGATTGTCAACGGCCATCAGGAAATCACCTTGGATGACGGAACGTTCATCTTCGTTCACAACGGCAACCTCGCCCACGGTGGCTTTGAATGAGTTGACGCACACACGAGCGAGGTGTAGGATTCCGACACCCTTACGACAGAGTTCCCTTCTTGTTTGCTCATCGTAAGCAAAGCGCACCCTACATCGCTCCAGCGACGGTGCTGCTGGCAGACCCCCTGCTTCGGCGGGGGGTTCTTGCTTTCCCGAAAAAAACTTTGACTAACCCCTTGACTTTTGAATTTTGGTTAGGCATAATTAGGTTCAGAAGTATCCAATCCAAACCAAACAGAGGGGAAACACCAGATGATTACGGCAACCATCACGATGAACGAAACCATCCCGTTGACCAAGGGCGAGTTGTACATCGTCTCCAGTGCCTGCAACCGAATCAGCCCAGAGTTCAGGAGCGAAATCCAATTCCGCAACAACTACTGGACTTGGGAAAGTGGCTCCATCATCATCACTGCCGAGCAGGAAGCCACGCTCGTGGCAGAGTTGAAGAAGAAGCAGGCCGAGATTGTCGCTCGGCAAAACACCAACGAGCGCGGCACCAAGCGAATCTTGACCATCCTCATCAAGAAGATTGACGGTGCGAACGCTCGTCGTGACGCTCGTCAAATTCAAGGCCGGAGGGATTCCATTCGCTACGCGCAAGAGCGAGTGGCTCGTGGCTTCACCCCGACTGAGTGGGCCATCAACCAAGGGCCTGCACGGAACAACGGCAGGGGCGTGTGGGAAGTGCGTGGCTGCTGCAAAGGATGGAACGGCCAGTGGGATGAGCGTCACACGGCTCAGGTCAGCCCTGAGTTCAACGAAGACGGCGAGGTCGTGTTCGTGACTGGCCGGTACTTCGCAACCGGTGAGTTCTTCAGCACCAAGGCCGAGGCCGTGGCTCGTGCAGTCGAAATGGTCGAAGACCAAATCGCTCAGAGCGATGCGTACTTGAAGGCCGAGTTCGATGCGTTGGTCGCACGCGCCAACCAAGAGGCCTAGAAAAAAATCTATTTAAGGGGTTGACAGTGTGACACCCCTTAGGTAGACTTAGGGTAAGAAGTAAATCAGACAACAGGAAGGAACAACCAAGTGACCAGCATCAACACCGAGTTCAGCGAAGCCACCGAGAAGCAAGTGGCGTTCATCAACAGCCTCGTCTCCAAGCGAGTTGTCCCAGCAGACGTTCTCGCCCGCTTGGATGACATCGAAGACGGCATCCTTTCCAAGGCCGGAGCCTCACAACTCATTGACGTGCTGAAGGGTCTTCCCTACCGTCAGGGTGGCGCAGCAGCCCCTCGCCCAGCCGTGCAGACGGTGGCTCCACAGCCGGTTCAGCAAGTCGCTGAGGGTCTGTACACGGTTCACGACGCTGAGGGACACGTCACTTTCCGGGTGCGCTCAGAGGCGTGGGCAGACGGCAAGGTGGTCATCTCCTACCTCACGGCAGTGGATGGTCGGCAGAAGTACAAGGGCTTCGGCTTCGTGACCCCTCAGGGCATCAAGGTCTGGGGTTCAGCACAGGACAAGCACCGCATCATCGCAGCAGCCCAGTTCCTCGTGACTGGCAGCACCGACGAGGCTCGGCAGAACTTCCTGAACCTCGCTGAGGCTCACGCTCTCTCGTCGGGCAACTGCCTCGCTTGCCTCCGCACCCTCACGGTGCCAGCGAGCATCCACCGTGGCCTCGGCCCAGACTGCGCTGCACGGCTCGGTCTGGTCTAGGCATCACCACCAGCCGGGAACCCCTGTCGAAGTTGGCAGGGGTTCTTTGGCTTTGGGTCTTGACGATGCCACAGCCTTAATGTAGGATTAGGGTATGGCAAAGCAAAAGAAGACCACACAGAGCGACGTGAACCTCATCCGTTCAGCACGGCGCAATGCCCACTTCGCCAACGGTGGGAGCCTCACCGAGTGGCGTGGGGGGAACGCAGTCACCATCCCCAACAAGAAGCGAGAGGCAAGCCGGAAGGCCTGCCGACAGAACAGGAGCGAGCAATGACCGATTCTTTCTACACCGGCAAGTGGCAGTCCATCGCCACCGTGAAGCCCAACAACCGCTACGGCTACCAAGTGGTCGCACCCAACGGCACCACCTACAAGCGCGGTGGGGACTTCAGCACGTTTGACGCAGCCATCAAAGCAGGCTGGGGAATCGTGGAGAAGTTTATGGCCAACTCCAAAATCAAGCACCGTGACTGGTGGCTCGCCCCACGAGTGGGCGACTGACCCAACTTGCATCACCACCGGTCAGAGACTAAAGTGGCCTACACCGATACCGATACCGAGGTGCCTCAATGTTGACCCAAGCGCAGATTGCCGTAGCCATCGAAGCAGAGGTTGAACGGATGGAAAGTCTTGTTGACGAAATCCGTGCAGCAGCCGTAACAACAGCAAAAGCCGAGGCCGACTTCAAGGTGCGCTTCTCGCGGGAACGCCTGCTCGCTCGCCACGATGCGTTCAGCAGAGGGGAGAAGTCCACCGTGGATGCCGTGGATGACATCGCCACGGTCAACACTGAAGACGAGCGATACGCCCACCTGCTTGCAGCCAACAACCTGTCAACCCTTAGAGAGGCCCTGCGCGCTGCACAGGCCCACATTGACGCACTGCGAACCCTTGCAGCCTCACACCGAATCACCGTCCCCTAGCCTGCTTCGCCAACTGGCGAGCATCTGCCCCCGGTGTTCCATCCACCATCGCAATCCTGAGTTAATCGAATCCTGCGCTCAGGTCAACGAGCCGTGCTGGAACCGATGCCCCATCTGCAACGAGAGGAACTAACCAATGGAAGAAGCAACTGTCATAACGTGCGCCTTTTGCGAATCCGAAATCAACCCCGATGAGGATTGGTACGGAATAGGCCGAGACGAGAACACCTACTGCGAGCAGTGCCACAGCGCAGACATTAACGAAGGCTCCACGCTGCTGCTGTTCACCCCCGGTGAGGAAGAACCAACCAAGGTCTTGGTCGGTTCGTGGTTCATCGTGGATGGCGAGAACTACGAGGAATGGACAACCCCCAAAATCACCTCGTACTGGAAGGCAACCAACGCCCATCGTGGCCACACGGAAACCTCAGTTGAGGGCTACACCGAAATCTTGTCCGGCTGGACTACCGGGATGCCCGACGAAACCGTGAGGCGTAAGGCCCTGTTCAACGACTGGGTGCAGGAGACGCTTCAGCACACGCCTGTCCCTGTGGCCTTGGCCTGCGAAACCACGAGCAACGTCTTTTCTACCGGTATCGGAATCTCGGTTCCTACCGAGCAAGTGGATGAGTTCAAGGCGTGGCTGGGCGAAGACCGGTTCAAGGAATTGCACGACTGGCTGGGATGAAATCACCTTGATGAACCCCCCTTACTTTTGGAAGGTCGTGTAGCCTTAGGGAAACCAACACGTTTGGAAGCCCAATGGAAAATCTCCCCATCGAATCCAGTGAAATCCGGTGCATCGCCCTAGAGGAAGGGCTGCGAGCAGGCATCTCGTTGGACAACCTGCGACTTGCGATGCTGAACCAAGCCGTGGAGTGGCTGGTGGAAATGACCGGACTGCCCAAGATGGAAGTGCGCCAACAATTGGCAGCCAACCGGGGTGGACAAGTGGCCAAGAACCTTGCTACAATTAACGCAGTTCGTTCTTTACTGAAGGATGAGCGTCAACCCAAGCAATAACAACCAAGATAGGAGAGGGTTCTATGCCCGCAAACATCACACTCATCGGCAACCTCACCCGTGACCCGGAATTAAAGGTCAGTCAGGGTGGGGTTTCTTACTTGCCGTTCTCCCTCGCGGTGAACAAGAACAAGAAGAACGCCAACGGAGAATGGGAAACCGAGGCTTCCTACTTCGACTGCACCGCGTTCAAGGAACTTGCTGAAAACATTGCAGGCTCCGTGACCAAGGGAACCCGGCTCGTCGTGACTGGCCGAGTTGAGCAGGAGAACTGGGAAGACAAGGAGACTGGAGCCAAGCGTTCCAAGTTGGTGGTCATCGTTGATGAAGTCGCCGCTTCCCTGAAGTACGCCAGCGCAGTTGTGACCAAGAACGAGCGCACCACCGATGGTGGAAACTCTGGCTACAACTCTGGCAGCAACACCACACGCACGTCGTTTGGCTCTAACCGAGCCGACAACCAGCGTTTTGAGGACGAGCCGTTCTAGTCCTTTGACCATTCGGGAGTGACCGTAAGGCACTTACCAGCAAAGCCACCCTTTCTTCGGACTGGGTGGTTTTTGCACGTCCGGGCAACTCCCTAGCACAACATTTCTAAATGTTGTATGTTTTGGAATGTGGATTTGCCTGAGCCAAACGACGATGACTTCGATAAGGACATCACGAACCCGTTCGCTGGCGATGAACCATCACCACTAACCCTCGCCTTTGTAGAGATGCAAGAAGCGTTCCAATCCTTGATGGATGCAGGGTTTACTGAAAACCAAGCCCTGAAGTTCTTGGCTTTCTGCTCAATCTACGAAGGGGACTTTTAGTTGGACGTGGACAGGAACTTGAAGGCCCAGTACGAGGACATTGACCTCATCTACTTGGACTTCGACCTTTACAGCGCAGTAAAGAGGCCAGATTGGACTGACGAAGCAGCCTGTCGCAGCGTTCCAAAGGCCGACCATATTGACCTGTTCTTCCCTGAGCGACACGAAACTCCGGGCGGGAAACACCTCATCCCGGCTCGGAAGTTCTGTCTTGCCTGCCCAGTGCGCTACAAATGTTTGGAAGTCGGAATTGACGAGCAGTTCGGTATCTGGGGCGGCCATTCACTGAGCCAACGCAGACGCATCGTGGCAGCAGTGAAATCCGGTAGTAGCCTTATAGAGGCTAGCCAAGCCATTGACGCACGGAGCAGGGATGCCAGATAATCCAAATCCAAACGACCCGCTTCCACAGGTAGATAACTTTAGCGAACTCGGTGCCACTGGTCTGTGGCGCACGGGTGGATTCGTCATTGACGATATCCTGCCTCAACTCCGAGGCCGACAGTCTCTCACTGCCTACCGGGATATGGCTGAAAACGACCCGATTATCGGGGCGATTCTCTTTGCCGTTGAGCGCGTCATTCTTCAGGTGGACTGGCGTGTAGACCCCTACAGCGACCCGACTGGCGAAACACCACTTGATACCGACAATGCTGCTGCCATCTTCGTACAGGAATGTATGGACGATATGTCCCATTCGTGGCACGAGTTGATGATTGCCATTGTGTCGTTTTTGACCTACGGCTGGTCGTACTTTGAAATCGTCTACAAGCAGCGCAAGGGGCCAGACCAGAAAGACCCCAGCCTGCGCTCCAAGTACAGCGACAACAAGGTTGGCTGGCGCAAGATTGCAATGCGAGCGCAAGACAGCCTTTGGCAGTGGCAGTTCGATGAATCCGGTGGTGTAAAAGCGATGATTCAACGTGACCCCACCACGGGTCGCCTGAACGTCATCCCCATTGAGAAGGCCCTACTGTTCCGTACGACTTCAGCACGAGGCAACCCGGAAGGTCGCTCCATCCTGCGAAACTCGTTCAAGTCGTGGTACTACAAGCGTCGTATTGAAGAATTTGAAGCCGTTGGGGTGGAACGTGACCTCGCCGGGCTTCCGGTTGGCTACGTCCCAGCCGAATGGATGAGTGCGACTGCTACGCCTGCTGAAAGGGCTTCGCTCAACGCTATGGAGCGCATTGTCCGTGGTGTAAAGCGCAACGAAACTGAGGGTGTAATCCTCCCGATGATGTTCGATGAGAACGGCAAGCAACTCGTGGACTTCAAGTTGCTGAACTCCGGTGGCGCACGTCAGTTCAACACTGACCAAATCATTACCCGATACAACCAGCAAATTGCGATGACCTGTCTGGCCGACTTCATTATGCTCGGCCACGAGAGCGTCGGTTCGTTCGCTCTGGGTGCTTCCAAAGTTGACCTGTTTATGGCTGCGGTGGAATCGTGGATTCGACTGATTGCCGAGGTCTTCAACAGCCACGCCATCCCACGCCTTATGGCCCTGAACGGCTTCGACACGGCTCGCTGCCCCAACTTGACCTACGGTCAAGTGAACGCCATTGACCTGAACGAACTCGGTGGCTTCCTCGCCAACCTGTCAACAGCACAATTGCTCACCCCGGACAACAATTTGGAAGACTACCTGCGTGAGTTGGCCGGACTTCCGTTGTTCCAGCCTGAGCCGAACGGTCTTGCCGACAACGTTCGTTATGGTGGAAACCAAATCGCCCCCGACCCGGCGATGCAGGATGCCAAGGGCAAGTTCGTTGCAACCAACACGGGCAGCCGTTCCTCATCACCACAATCCAATACCGTCTCATCTGGCGTGAAGAATCCCCAAGGCGGTCTGAACGACCAGTCGGGTGGTAGTGGAATCCAAGCCGACATCTCCAGTCAGGGCTATCCCGGCGAAACTGGGCAGGTTCCACCATCAGGTAAGGGTGGCAACAAGAAACCAACTGGCGTAAACGGGCCTCTTACCAACAACCAAGGGCCGACTTCGTGACGATTCATATTCGCAAGGTGAAAGCGTCAAAGCCAAAGAAGAAGCCAGCAATCAGGGTTGGCTCGGCACGAGGCACCGTATCAGCACCGGTTCGCTCCCAAAAGCGATAGGCCATTTCCTAAACATAGGATAGCATTTACCCCAAGCGCGCAAGGAGAAAAAGGCCCGTGGAACAAATGAACGTACTGGATGTGGTGGCAGACATTTCCCTCAGTGAAATCGTCGTGAACAAGTCGTTGCCTGCCGACGTTCGTGAGGGTGCTGCTGACCTTTTGACCGAGGGCCACGTCACTGCCGACTTGATGGCAATTGAAAAGAGTGGCGAAGTCGCACTGGTCATCGTTCCCAATGGTGAAACGGACAACAACCACATTTGGAAGCGTCTCTCCGAGCGCATCTTCGGCAAGGAAGATATGTCTCCGAACGCCGAAAAGCGTCTCATCAGCCGAAACATCGCTAAGGGCCTCGCCAACGTTCCCCACCCGTTCACCAAGAGCAAGAACGACTTCGACGGTGTGCAGCCCTGTCTCATCTGTGGCTCAGTGGTGGAAACTTCCATCTGCGAGCCGTTGGACAAGGCGATTGGGTTCCCGTTCACGTTCAACAGCAGCCCGGTTGACAACGCTCCCGACGATTCTTCTGATGATTCCACCACCGATGGAGCCGTGCAAGTGAACCTCGACCCCAACACCGTTGCAGCCATTCTTCAGGCAGTCCAAGGCGGACAAGACGATTCGTCTGACGATTCCACCTCTAGCGAGGACAGTGAGGATTCCTCGTCTAGTAGTTCTTCCTCATCAAGTTCGTCAAGTTCTAGTAGTTCTTCCTCATCGTCTAGTTCCAGCAGTTCCTCCAGCAGCGACGATGACAGTTCTTCTTCGTCATCTAGCAGTAGTTCGTCCAGCAGCAGCAGTTCGTCAAGTGACGATATGTCTGCACCGATGGTTGCCGTGGTGACCCCGGATGTCGCTGCTCCTGAAGACAACTCCAGTGAAATATCGCCCCTTGGCGATGACTGGCGTGATGGTCTTGACCCGTGGCAGGTGGAATTGGCCGACAGTCTTGACGAACTCGTTGAGCAGATGGGTCGCATCCCGACCACCGACGCTGCCTACACTGACGCTTCCCCGTACATCGGTAGCGGAAACACCTGCGCCAACTGCGTCGCTTGTGGCGACAACAACTCGTGCGACTGGGTGGCTGTGACCTGCAACCCCAGTGGCTGGTGCAAGTTCAACATTGTTCCTGTGCTGATTCAGGCTTCGGCTGAGGCAGACACCTACTACAAGTCCCGTCGCAAGAAGGATGAGGATGACCCCTTTGAGGATGAGGAACGCTACGAGAACGACGAAGATTCCAGCGACGATGACGATTCGGATGATTCGGATGTTGAGAAGGACTACGGCCCCGGTGTTGGTGGCGTTCACGTTGATTCCCCAGACTGGTCTGGTGGAAAGAAGATGCGTACTCGCAAGCCGAAGAATATGACGGTTCTCGCTGAGGCTGCGCCTGAAGTGATGCAAGACGCAAACTTGATGCAGAAGTCCAGTGAAATCCCGAACCAAATCCAAAAGTCTGACGAAAAGCGATACACGCTCGGCCCTTGGTACGTTCCAAACCGCAGTGATGCCCACGGCGAGTGGACTGACCCCGAAGAACTCCAAAAGGCACTCTGGGGTTATGTGGAGAACGGCGACAGGGACATTCGACTTCAGCACAATGTGAACATTGTGGCTGGCAAGTGGGTTGAGGCCCTGACGTGGCCACACCCAATCGAAGTTCCAATGCTTCAAGCCGACACTGGGCAAATCACCAAGACTGCGTTCCCTGCCGGAACTGTGTTCCTCGGCGTTCAGTGGGAGCCTTGGGCTTGGGAACTCGTCAAGAAGGGTGAAATCCGTGGATACTCCATCGGCGGCACCGGTTCAGGCGTGGAAGTTGACCTCCCCACCGACGAACAAACCTTGAAAAACTTCCCCACCCTCGGAAAGTAGGAACGAAATGTCAGAGTTTTACAAGTCTGTTGGTGAAATCCTTGGCGAGAACAATTGGGTGAAGGTGGCCAAGGACTTGGGTTCGCTCTACCCAAACGCCCAACTGCCGGAAAACTTTGACGCTTCCAATCCTTACGTTGCAGCAGCCGGGCAACTGATGAACGATGCCCGAATGATTGTGGCCATCCACGAGAATTCGACGCTTCACCAAAACGGCGTTCCTCCGCTTGTTGACGAGGACTACATCGTTCTCGCCCAGAAGCACGGGGACTTGGCCGAACAGCACCGTCAGTTCGCAATGCAACTCCAAGCAGCCAACCCCACTGGCTACATCCAAGCCATTTCCGGCCACGGTGATGCCTACGGCGCACATTTGGATGCCCAGCGAGTTGCTTTTATGATGGCCCCAGTGGTCGTTGACCAGCACTGGGATGGGAAGCACGGACAGATTCTCCCGGCGAGGTGGAATACCGAGAACAAGGTGTGGCGAGCAGCCCACCGTGCGTTCTTGATGTCGCAGCAAGCGTTTAACCGCACCTCGTTCGACACGGGCGTTGCCAAGAGTATGGGCGAAAGTCTTGCTGATGTCATCCGTCACGACCAAGACCACGACGATTGGCACGCAATGCACGGCGACCCGCCCTGCAAGTCAGAAGCCGACTGCGCTCGTATGCGAGCCAAGTATACCGAGGTGAAAGCCGAGGAAGCAGCCAATGTTTCCAAAGGCGATGTCGTTGGACACGAGTTTCACGGAAACCAATACACCCACGGCGCGGCATCCACAGCACTGCGAAGCATCGCTTCCGCATACGACAAGCGTGGTGGTAAAAACGCCGCAGAGAACAAGCGGCGATACTTGTTGGCTGGTCGGTTAGCCCAACGCATTGAGAAAGACCCATCTAAAAGCGTTGAGGAACACATTGACGCTCAAAGAGGCGAATTGGAACAGGATTTGCAGTTGAGTAAGGACTATCTTGCTCAACTAAACCGCATCCCCTCCGCCTTACAAGAAGTTGGCGATGGGCGTTATGAGGCAAAGCAAGATGTTGCTGATAGCCAAGCGAAACTTGCTTCTCACGATGCCGTTGTAGGTTTGCTCACACAGCGTTTGGAAGGTAGCCGTACTGGAGTTATCAAGAGCGAAGTCAAGGTGCAAAAGGGAGACGTTCCCGGCCACGAATTCCACGGTAATCAGTATGCCGAAGCACGCAGTGCGAACGACCACCTAAAGATTGCAAACAACTTGCATCTTCAGCACGATGACGAAGCCGACCCAGAGAGTGTGTCGGCACAGCACGAAATCGCAGCATCGCTACACCGTGATATGTCTAGCAAGTTGCGCGACCTTGCTCAAAACGCCTTAGATAGCCAGCACCCCATTACCTCCAGTTCTTTGCGTCACGCCGCTGAACTTCACGCAGAGGCGGCTCAGGCACACGAAGAAGCAGCCAAAGTGACTGCTGAAAAGGGAATTGGTCAAGAAAGTATTGACGCCGCTTTCCCAGCCGTTAGAGCAAGCCGTGGCGCAAATGAGGCTACTGACCAAGCACTCAATTTGGCAGGGGACACGGGGCTTGCTCCAGTGTCTTCGTCCTTCCCCAGTGGCGCACCTCACTACAACTACTGAAAAGCAAAACCATTGGTAGCATTATTGCAACCACGACTTAGTAAAGGAAGTCCAAATGTCGGATTACGATTCGCAAATTGAGGAATGGCTGGTTCTGGCGAAGGGTGGCCCCGGTTCGGGTGAACACGAGGGACACCCATTCCGTGGCAACGGCACCACCGGTGGTGTCCCACAGTCTCGGAGCCACGACAACCCAGAAGGCGAAAAGTCGTGGAGCCACGGTCAGCACCTTGACGCTGCATCGTCACATATGGCTGCTGCTCAGGCTGCGTTGATGCGTGGTAGCCACGGTGTCGCAATGCGCCACTTCAACACTGCTGCTCGTCACTACGCTTGGGCTGCTGCTCGGCTCAACACCAACGGCGCAGACCCGATGCTTCACCAGACTGCGAAGACTGGCTACGCTGCTGCCCACCACGCTGGCGACACTGCTGAAATCGCCAACAAGGACGTTCGTGCCTACGCTTCTGCGCTCCGTTCGGGTGCTGATGCCCACACCCTCTCGCTTCTTGCAATGAAGGCTCAGGCGAGCCACAGTGAGGCAGTCAAGGCTGCAACCACGGCAATGAACAACGAGAGTGAAATCGGCGCACACCGTATGAGTGCTGCCATCTCCGGTGCCATCCCGCAGGCAGAATCGGCTTAGTAATGCTGGTTGAAAAGGATGGCTCAGTGACACTTCCGGTGGCGTTGGCGACTTGTCTCGCTGATGCCACTGTGATGTATCACCGCGTCCACGCTTTTCATTGGAACATCGTCGGCACCGACTTCCCCCAGTACCACGCAAAGTTTGAGGAAATCTACAACGACGTGTGGGAAAGCCTTGACGGTCTTGGTGAAAGCATCCGAAAGGTCGGCGTGTTCGCCCCTTTCCGGTTGACTGACCTTGCTGGAATCGCTTCGGTGTCGGACATCCCGGTTGCCGATTACGACCACACGACGCTCGTGACCGACCTCATCGCAGTAAACAACGGTGTGCTGGAAAGCCTGAACTCGGCGTTCCAAATCGCTAGCAATACTGGTAAGCAGGGAATTGCAAACTTCCTCGCTGGCCGAATCGAAATGCACGACAAATGGGCTTGGCAACTCCAAGCCTCACTCGGTTAGGACAAAAAATGACCCAGAACCCATTCCACCCAGACGCACTTGACCCAATCGGCAAGTCACTCACTGAAATCCTCAAAGGTGACCTTCCGGGACACGAGTTTCGTGGGAACCAATACACCCAAGGTAGCGCACAGGACACGGCAACTCGTCTGGCCCAGTTCGTCACGAAGAACCGAGGGAACATTTCACCATACACGGCAAAGGACATCGCTCAGGCTCACGTTGACCACGCTGGCTACCACAACAAGATGGCAAAATATCTTCACGAGCAAGCCAATGCAGTTGCCCTCAATGGGATGGGCAACGTTGCGCTGGCAAAGCAAATGGAAAAGGAAGCGCAACTCCACGACAAGGCTTCTTCAGCGCACCTCGCTGCTTCTGAAACCGTGCTAAAGGCTCAGGGTGAGTGGGGTGGACGCTTGGGTCTTGACGAGAAGAAGCCGACCGCTTCCCAAGTTTCTGCTGCGAGCAACGCTGCTGCAAAGGCAACTGTCGCTGCTTCTGGCCCACAAACCACTGCTGCACTGGGATGGCAAACTCCTGATATCCAACTTCCCAGTGGCGCACCTTACTTTCTGGCGAAGGGTGGCCCCGGCAGTGGCGCACAGGCTGGCCACCCTTTTGAGGGGAACCAGTACGCCACTGGCGGTGGCCGTGGTGATGGCCCCAACGACCTCGCTCCTTGGCAAAATGCGCGCAATGTAGCGACGGCAGCAAGTGACATTCGTGCTAATGAGCGAGCAGGCGTTCCCCAGACCAGTATTCATCAGAGTATTCTTGATAGACACATCGCTATTGGCAAAGAACTCCTGAAGGCTGCCGAAGATGCCAAGGCTGACCCAGCATCGGCCACAAGCCAGATGGTCAAAGATGGCATTCGTGGTGCCGAACTTGCTGCACAAGCCCATTTCGCTGCTGCACAGGCCCACATTGACGCAGCGCCATTCAGTAACACCGTCCATCCCGGCGCTTGGGAGAAGTCACGACTTGACCACGCCGAGGCTGCTAGCCACGCTGCTGCTGCACTGACTGAAGACACGATGAAGGCAGGCCAACGAGCAAATAGCCGTGTGACGTACTAATAAATGGCCACTACTTCACCAAACCAAACTTCGCTGTGGGCAAACACACCGGGCAGTAGCGTCTCTTGCTCTACTGCTTCTGGTGGAACCACGCTTTTGGTCGCCAACCAGCAACGTCAGGGCGTTTGGATTACAAACGGTTCCAGCACGGCTGGCAACATTCTCTGGCTCTCTCTCGGTGGCACGGCAGCCACGGGTGCTGGAATCGGAGTACAACCAAGTTCCAGTTGGTTTTCCAATCAGTTCAGTGGACAAATCAACGGGATTGCAACTAACGCCACGATTTCCGTGGGCATTTCGGAAATCTAAGAAAGGGCAGTGAAATGACTGTTTCCAACGCAGAAATCGCAGAGTGGATTTTGAAGTCCTTTGGCTACGATGTCATCAAGGATATGGCTGGCCACGAGTTCCACGGCAACCAGTACACGCAGGGTTCCGGCAGTGGCCCGAACACCACTTCTAACCCCGAACTGCACCGTCAAGGCGATGCTGGACGTGACCGTTGGGCCGCAATGGTCAGTCGCTACAACGACCCCGGCCGCCAATACCGTGAGGGTACCCCGGATGCAGGTAGTGGAAAGGTCGGCCACGCCGAAGGCCCAATG